ATCCATTAGTAATAATGTCTACATCATTACCTGCTGTACCTAACATTACAAAATGAAAAGTAGACCCTACACAATCAGCTGCTGCTGGAAGTGATAAAGTTGCTGCACCATCCATTGCAGGAAAAGTTACAATAGATCCTGATTGTGACGCTGTTAGCACTGTACCAGAACTGTAAGCTGCTAAAATTGTTACTGTCGGAACAGTAAAACCTGTTATTTCTGTACCAGTACCCGAAAGATTACCACTTGAATCTACTGTAAGGTTATCTGTAATAGCACCAGTTGTAGCATTTTTAGTGATTTGTTTAAATCCACCTTCTGCTCTTACTGGGCCGTTAAATGTTGTATTAGCCATATTAATATCCTCCTAGATATATATAAATGTAGTCCCTAGGGATGTCGACTATACGCGTCTACATTTAAAATTTATTTTTTATATAGTGTGGTAATTGTACAACAGTTTTTAATAGAGTGCAAGAGACCCTGTAATAAAAGTGCGATTTCAGCGATGTAGCTTTGTGACTTAAGTAGCTACAGAAACTTGTGGAGTGACATCCTCAACTTGATTCTGTCTATGTGCAATAGCTGCTTCTTCCAGCTTGATGTCAGTGATAACTCTTTTAACTTTGTCATCTATCTTAACCATCTCAAGAGTATACCTATTATTATCTAGGTGCTCCTGTTGCCACTTCAACTCCAAGGACCTTTTTTGTTTGTACAGGTCTTGTATCATCGATAACCTCTTCATAAGTTATTCTATTTAATCCCGAATGATATGCATCTCCGAGATATTCCCAAACTATACTCTTTTCTCCTAGCTTGTCAAGTATTGCTTTTTCAACACTTTCAGCTGTATCTTCATCATGCTCAATATTAAATTTAGCGTGATAATTGTAGGCCCAAATGTTGATAGAGGTATTTTTCATGTTTTGTCTTTCTATATTTAAAGTGTGGCGGAACTATGTCCGCCACAAAATTATTACGATTACGCTGCTCCTGGTGATCCGAAGATACCTCTAGGGTCAGAGAATCCAAAAGAATATCTCTCTCTAGCTTTGTATCTAACGTTTCCAGTTTCGAAGTCGCCTTCCATTGCAGTTTTGATTGGTGATCTAACGAACATTTTTAATCCATTAGGAACATCAGTCTTGATAAAGAATGCGTCAGTATCAGTTAAGTAGTGATTAACTACATAACCTTGAGGAATCATCCCCATGTTACCAACTGCATTGATATCATTATCTGCAGTACCTGTTCTACCTTGAGACTTCATAAGTCTTTCAGCAGTAAATTGAAGCGCAGAAGGAATTATCATTTTAACTCCTTTAGCTGCAATTTTTAGGCCTCTTTCATCAGTCATTGCTGCGATGTCAATAAGAGCTTGCTCTAACGAAGTTTCGTTTAAGTCAGCTGCAGTTGACAGTTCATTTTTGAACGTTCCAGCCACAATTGGGTGAACAGCAGAACAAAGTTCTACTCCATCACCACCTGTGAAAGACGAACTGAACGCGTTGTTCAGTACGTTTGCTGCTTTAACTTGTTTAGCATTTGCCATTGATCTAGCTAATGCTTTTGTATATCTAGACGCAAGTCTATCGTACAAGTTATCTTCAATCGCTTCTTCAGTGATTGAGAACGCTAAAGCAAGCGTTTCGTGTGTGTATCTAGCAGTGAAAGATTCCTGTGCTGTATCGTAGTTAACGCTTGAACCTTCAGGTTTTACTGAAGCGTTTGCGAAACCACTTAACATTACTTCTTCTTCAAAAGCTCTGTCCGAATTTTCGACATCGAAAATTTGAGCATGCTCATCTGCGTAGTTTTTGTATTCCAAGCCGAATAATGCATTCAAACCTGGCTCTAGTTCTTTAACTAGTTGTGCTCTTGATATAGCCATAATTTATACTCCTATTATACGCCTGTTGTTAATTTAAAGACATGTTCGCCAGTGTTGAATACAACATATGCATTTGCATTTGCTGAAGCCACATCACTATTGTCAGGATCTTTTGATATACCGATTTGTTTAAAACCGCCTGATGTTCCTGAACTAGACGTGTCTAACTCCGAAGTTGATTGTCCAGTAAGAGCGCTTCCTGCTACTCCTGTAAAATCAAAAGCTGAATTATTCATCGCCGCTGTTCCAGTACCATCATGCTGTACTTCATACACGATATTAGGATCTACATGAACTGTAGCTACTATATCCGCTGCTGCGACTTGTGTGTATGACGCTTTAAACGTAGGTTTACTTGTTGTGGGGTCAGTAAAAAAACAACCACCGAATACACCCAATTGTTGTGTGTCTCCCGCTGCTGCTGGTTCAATACCACCGCCTGCTACTGCTTCAACGACTTGTCCACTAAAAATGGAACCTGAGGCGTTGTTAGCAATTGCATACTCTTCTGCTCTGATTAGTCCACCAGACAAGTGTCTTGTCGGTTTGAAACCAAAAGCTGCATCTTTATTTGCCATATTGTTTTCCTTATTCTGTTCACGAGTTTAAGCGTGAACGGGTTAATTGTTAATTCGTTGGTAGGGATTAACCCGAGAATTGTTAAAAAATTAACTTTTCTTTGTACCACCGAAGGTTACACGAGTCTGTCGATCATTATTGATCGGCATACTTGGATGCTGTTCCTTCATAAGGTCGTTGTCTATTGCGTCGTTCTTATCTTGAACTTGTTTTGCAAAGTATTCTTTTCGCGACTCAACGATCTCATCTGGTATCTTGGCTAGCAACAAGCCACCAACTCCGATTACTCCCTGATATTTTCCAGTCTGGACAGTTGGATAATTACTATCTGGATGTTCATCAGCTCTCACTAATTCATATCCTGATCTTAACTTAGCTGACATGTTTGATGTATCATCAAATCCCATGCTTTCAGCTCTTATCCATCTGTGTTTAAACCCGTCTGGTGCAGGGGGTGCATCTAAAGATGATGGTGGAGTCCATACTTTTGGTCTTTCTGTTTTAGACCTAGTTTGACTCGCACGTGAGGTTTTTATTTTGTTATCTTCCATATGCTTATATTCCTTCCGTGATTTTTAATTGTTTCGCATACTCTTCTAATGGCACACCTAATTTTTTAGCAATTGCTACTTGAGACGATGTGAGCCTCATAGTTTTGCGACCTGGTCTTGCACTTCGCGTTGCTGACGCTACTGTTTGTGCTGGTTTGGTCGTAACCGTTTTATCCTTTGTACCAAATTTATGGGGAAAGTCAATAGCCATACGTTTATCAACTTCTGCATAATATTCGTCTGAACTAGGGTCATATCCTTCTTGTTCAGTAAGTACTTTATGGTGATCAAACGATGTATACGTCATTGCATTGTCTGTTCCAAACCAAGGGTTTTTTTCAGCCCATGCTTCAGCTTTTGGATCTGGTCTTTGTTGAGCAACAGGTGGTGTTGGAGTTCTAACAATCTGTTCTTTTGCTTCAGATTGTCTTTCCTTCATAGCGTTTACTCTTGCTTCATCAATACCAAGTCTAGCTATTTCTTTTTGTGCATCAACTTCTGAATTAATATCACCAGCTTCTCTTGCTGTTGAAAGTTTTGCTTTTGCTGCTTCTAGTCCAGACGTTACTCTATTTTCCAAAGCGTTAACATAATTTGGTTCCATCTTTGAAAATCTTGTTTTTAGTTGTGTGTGTTCTTGCTGAACAGTTTTAGCATACTCTAAAGCAGCTTCTCTTTGTCTCTCTGCTTCACGCCATTTCTTAGTTAGTTTAGCAATTCTTTTTTGAACACCTTCACTGTATTCTTCTAATTCTGGTTTCTTCTCTTCTGTTGTCTCTTGTTCCTTGTCTCCTGCTTCTTGTTTCTCTTCTACAACTTCAATCTTTTCTTCTTGAACTTGTTCGACTTCCTCAGTTTTTTTATCCTCTGATATATCTACATCTACTTCAGGTCCTGAAGTATCTAAATCTACCATCGGTTCTTTTTTCTTTGCTTCTTCTGTGTCTGGCATAGTTTCTCCTTAATTGTTAAATGTTATGAAGTACGGATTCAGGATTGTCTATGGTTCCTAAAACCTCGTCGTCGTTTAATAAACGAACTTCTCCGCCTTCGATGGGTAATCTTGATCCTGCGTATCTTGCAAAAATAACCCACTCACCTTTTTTGCACCACGGTCCTGTTGGATATTTTTCTTTGTCATGATAGGCCAACGGTCCTAACTTGATTACATAACCACAGTTAGTGGCTATACGTAATTTTTCTAATGATTCTTGTGCTATGATAATACCACCTTTAGTTTTCTCTTTCGGTGTGAAAGGTAAAACTAAAATTCTCCAGCCACTAGGCTCAGGCAACTGGGTTCTTTGTTGCTCAATCGTTTCTGGATTTAATGGTTCTTTTTCTTCTGTAAGTTTTGTAGCTGTTTGATATTTTTCTTCTAAAGCATTCTTATGCTTTGGGATCTCGGTCGATGTTGATAACTGTTCCTTGCTCATTTTTTTGCTCCTTCTGTTCTAGCAGGCTAGAGATTTCCTGTAATACGTACTGATATGTACGCGCTTGTCCTAACATATATTGGTATTTTTCCATATTGTCAACCCCTCCACTTATCATAGCGTCACCTACTCTTTGAAGGTTGTCTTGCATTATTCTTTGTAATTTAGATACTAAAACTAATGGATCCACTAACAGTCCCACTTCCGTAGTGATTTGTTTATTCTTGAATCTGGATCTCTTGCTGTTTTAGCTGAAGTCAATTTAGCTTTCATACCTTTCATTCTTGCACAAAACGATTTACGTCTTGGATTTGTTTTTGATTTCGTAGGTGCTTTTAACGTGCCGCCTTTGTAGCTGTCTCGGCCTTTTTGATTTAAGCCGCCCGACTCGGACTTACCTTCTTTTCTAGTCCACGCTGCACTTCCGCCTCCGTTAAAATGTGTTCTCATTACGCTGTTACTTTTTTCTTATTTTTTTTCTTAGGTTTTTTAGCTGTCTTAGCTGCTGCTACAAAATTAGCTTTTGTTGGTCGACCTTTGTCTCCAGCTTTTGCCATTTTTTCTCCTGAGCCGGCTGCTATTCTTTTTCTTTTTGCATTTATATTATCGTATAGACTCATTATTTATCTCCTTTTGATTTGTTTTTTTTTATTTTTTCAAATAATTTTTTAGATGTGTCATTTCTCATTTTAACATTAGGTGCAACTGACTTTATTGTTGAAATACCTTCTTTTATTTTTTTTCCAATAACAGGCGCATTTTTAAAAATATTAAAAAAACCACTCATTATACTTTTCCACCTTTTTTCAACATAGTTCTTTTCATAGCTTTTCCGCCACCAGCGTAAGCTATACCGCCACCCATAAAAGGTGATCGTTTGTCAGCCATTCCGCCTTCTTTGTAGCCCATTATTTTTTTAGCTACATCAGGGTTATTTTTTGCTAAAGCGTTCATACCTTTTGTAGGGTATTTACTTTTTTTCTTATCCATTATTTTTTCCCTCCTTTAAATATTTGAGTACCCTTTATACCATAAATACTAGCGACTACAAGTATCCATAAATTAGTAAACCATTTAGGAAGTTCTGAGAACATCTCGAAAAATAGCTTTACTTTGTCCATTGCTGTAGGGTCGTCCGATACGACTGCCCAAGCTAGAATTGCTATAGGCGTTGACAGGATTATTAATACCGCCTCGTCCTTCCAGTCAGATTGTCTAGATTCTAATAATTTACCTTGGTAAGCTTCCTCACCACTGGCCATTTTTGATGCATGCATTAGTTGTGCATCAGACATAGCCATCTTAGTTTTTTGTCTATTTGCGTAAATTTTGCTTCCAGCAGATAGTGCTAATTTTGCTAATCCAAACCAAGCCATTACACACCTACCTTTTTGATAGCTTTGTTATGTGACTTTTTAAATGTCATACCTTTTTTCATATCTTTTTTCATTGATGCCATGTGTTTTGCCGTATGGTGTATTTTATGTTTCTTTAATGTTTTCTTTTCTTTTTTATCTATCATTTGGGTTTCCTCTTGGTTTCATCATGGCTAATTTTTCTCTTGCTTCATTAGTCATTTCTGTTTTTTCTATTGACGTGTCTGCTCTTAATTCTGCTAGTTGTTCAGTTTGTTCTAGCTTCTCATCTTTGTTTCTTTGATTCATCATAGCCTTCATGTTTTCTAAATTCAATCTCTCTTCAGCATCTTTTCTTTTTGCTTCGTTGTCTTGTGCTCTGATGTCAAGTTCTCTTGCTCTTAATTTAGCAATAGGATCGTTATCAAATTGAGAAGTTATTTTTTTCTCTTCTTTCATAAAGTCTCCCATCATCTCAGCAATAAGAACTGCTTTTCTTGCATCAATTTTTCTCTGTGTTACTTGCATTTGTACTTGAGCTTGTTGCATCTCAGGAGAAGGTTGCATTTGCATCTGTGGGTTTTGTTGCATAGCCATAGTAGCTTGTTGCATCTTTTGTAAGTCTTCTCTAAATTCTAATTCTATTTGTTCTTGTGCCATTAGAGAAATATGTTCTAAAATATTTTTTTGTATTGCTGCTCCTACTGCAGGTGCATTTCTAACCATGTTAGTTCCCATAAAATTTAAGTGAGCTGTTATGTGAGCTTGATGATCTTGACCTGGATAAGCTTTAAAAGGAATCCCTGCTAAAGCATCAATGTGTTCTAATGCTGGATCTTTTGGTGTAGGTGGTTTTGGTTTTTTTAAAATTAAATCAATATCTTTTACACCTAATGCTTCATACATGTTTCTGTACACTGCATATTGATTGTGCATTTTTGGATTTGAAGCTGCCAATTGCAATTCCGTCTGGGCGAGAGAGATTCTCTGTGTTTGAGAAAATATATTTGGATCTGCAACTGGCAGTATATCTACTCTGTCGTCAAAGTCAGTCGACTTAATTTGTCTCTGTGCTCCAACTACATCGTATGGATATACGGGGGGTAGATAAAGTTTAAAAACTCTTGCCATTAAATTAAATTCTTTTTTCATTGAGGCATACAATCTTTTGTGGATTGCTGACATTGTTCTGCTTCCTCTTTCCAACAAAGCTACTGTCGTGCCCACTGCTGCTTGTTGATTCCCATCTCCTACTTGCAGGTCCGCTATGGAAGCGAATCTTTGTCCTGCAGATACCACGACACCCATAAGTGATAATAAGGTCTGTGATGGTTCCTTAAATGGAAGCATCATAAATGCGTCTTTTAAGTTTCCGCCAGGAGCATCAACATCTCTGAACTCTCCGGGTTGTAGAGATTGTGCTTCATCTCTCATTTTGATTCCACGCATTTTAAATCCTGCAGGTAAATTAGATAATGTACCTGCATCTAATAATTGTCGTAATGCTGCTGTTGCTGTTCTAGATAATCCACCAATCATGTGTATTAATCCAAAACCGTAAAATCCTAAACCTGGTAAAAATTTAAAGTGAACAAAATAATCAATCTTGTTTTTCATAGGGTCGTTCATTTCAAAGTTTCTTCTAATAGCTAAAATTTGTCTTGAGCTTTCTTCTATAGATACGATGTAAGGAAGTTTAATTCCTGTTGTCTCACCATCTTTACCCATATCTTCAAAGCCTTCTAAATCTAAACTAATATGACATTCTAGAATTGTGAACATACGTTCATCTCTTCCTTTTGTCATTCCTTCTAATCTTCTCTCTTTAGCTTCTGTTTCTGTTTCGTTTAAATGTGCTGGGTTAAGTTCTATATCTCTATAGAATCCACCAACTTGTTGTTTTCTTAATTCATTCTCAGTCATACGAACCATGTGAATAATAGATTCGCAATCGTCTAAAGATGTTGCTGTGTAAGGTACAACTAAATCATCAGCAGGTACAAATTTAGAAACTGTTCTTTGCATAATTTCATCGTAGTAAACTTTTTTAAATGCAGATCCTGCTAAGGGTAAATAAAATAACATTTGGTCAAACTCTGCTTCGTATTCTGGCATCTTGTCCATAATCTGATAGTTCATAAAATCTTTAACACGATCAGCTTGTTGCTGTTTCATTGGATCTATTTTTCCAAGAATCTGAGTTCTTACAGGTCCGCCTGCAGGTAATAATTCTTTGTAAGCTAATGATTGAAATGCTGTAACTGCTTCTGCTAATACAGGGTGTGTTGCACCTGATGCACCTTTGAAAGGTTCTGATCTATTTTCGTATTTAAAACCTAATAAATCTAATCCTGATGTGTAAGCTCTTTCCCAATCTTTTCTTGAAGATTTGTATTCTGTGTAATCTGTTACTAATAAACTTCCTAATGGATCTAAAACATCATCTGGTAATAATTCTGCTAAATTAGCAAAGTGGTCTCCACCTTCAATAGGTTGTACTGCGTTAGGATCAAAATTGATATCAACGCTGCCATCTGGGTTTTCTAAAATATTAGCTGGTTCCTTCATTGCGTCAGCTGTTTGTTGTTGCTGTTCAGCTTGAAGCGCTTTCTCGTTAGGAAATTTAATTTTATCGCTAATAGTATTAGGTAATGCTTTATCTATCTCTGCCATTTATTTTCTCCGCTATCTCTTACCATTTTTCATGAAAGAAGCCAAGCCCTGTGATTGTGGCCCTTTTTCAGGTGGTATGGTTCTTGTTAAATTAGCCAGGCCGCCGGATGCTAAAGAAACATCGTACGATTCTAATCCTGTACGTTCATCAGGTCTTTCTTCTGCTCTCATAGTATCAAATTTACTTATTTGATTCATTCCTGCAGTGTAATTATTAAGAGCTTGATTATATAATTCATTGTTAAACTGTCCTTTGTCATCCACAAATCTATTTATTTCTTTGTCGTATTTATTTTTAGTATACCTATATGAATTTTCTATTGATTCTCTTTTAGTAGCATCTTCTACTGAATTAGTAAGAGACTTATGTTGAGATGAAAGTTTTTTTAATTTAGAACTATAGTCATTTATTAATTGAGTTGCATAACCTCTTTCACCAGTTGCTTCTCTTATTTCTTCTTGTTCAGTTTGCCCAGCAAGACCAAATGTTTGTTCACCTAATATTCTATCACCAGTTTTTCCAGCTGCATAATCTGACAATGCAAATGGTGCAGCAAAAGGAATTTCTGTGAGTGCACCATATCCTGTAAATTTTAAACCTGTTTTTGCTTTTCTTAAAGCATTTAAAGCTGCAGGAGACTTAGCTGCGTCTACAGCAATGTTAGCAAAGTTTTTAACATCACCGGGTAGTTTTCTAAAATCAAACATATCTGCATCAACGTTTGCTAAATTTGATCCGAGTGTAAATCCTTTTGTTTTTTGAAGGTCGGTTAATTTAATTCCTGTTTTATCTAAAAGTTGAATTAAAGTTTTTATTTCACCTTTAGGTTTTTTACCAATTTGTGCAACAATATCCGGTCCTAAAGATTTGTAATATCTATTAACTGCAGTTTTTCCGCCTGGTTTGTAATTAGCATCTCCTATTTTTCCCACATCATTGAGTCTAACTTTGGTTTTTCCATTCTCATCTACATATGTTGCAGCTTTCCAGTCTGCATTAAAAGATTTTTTAGATGCGGATTCTTTAATATTTTGATTTCCAAAAGTTAAATGAACTTTCCAAGGATTTTTGTCAATGCCTTCAATATGCTGAGTATGAAACACACTTTTAGGAGATCCTGGTTCATAACCGGCTAATTTATTTAATTCTTTAGTTAAACCTTCTGTCGCTAAAAATTCTTTTTGTTTATAAGGCCTTAAAACATCATCAAGTTTTTCACCGCTGTGTTTTTTAACATCATCCAAAAGAGTGGAATATTTAAATTCATTTCCCTTTTTATCTACAAGAACAAATCCTTCCGTAGCTGCTCTATTATAATATTCCCCCTTAACAGGAGTTTCTCCTTTAAATGTAAAATACCCATTTTTATTGTTAGCTGTTCTTAATAAATCGTTCCACAATAAACTCTCTGCTTTATTTACTTTATAAAAGCTATATCCTTTTACAGATTGTCTGTTTACTAAGGCTTTTTCTTTTCTATCTAGTATTTGTTTTTCGCTTAAATTTTTGTTTTTTTGACGAGTTTTTTCCACTTTTTCTGCCCTTTGTTTTTTGCTTAAATTAGCAAACTCATAACGATTTTTTAATTTTGTAGGATTGTCTTTTAATTCTGCATATTTTTCTTCTCCAATAACAGATATATACTTTTCAGGCGTCAAAGCTCTGTCTGCTGTTGATCCTTTTGTTACTATGTCTTTTGAAATTAAATTTTTCTCCTGAGCTATTCTTAGTCGTCTATCAACGTTAATAATATTAAACGCATCTGTTTTTTCTGAAGGACTGTAATTTTTATTTAAATATTCAACAAATTTAGGACCATTCATATCTCCGTTTATTCTTTTTGTTGTAAATTCTTCTATGAATTTAGTTTGATCTAAGTAAGGTTTACCAATAACTTCATCGCCAGCATAGCTTCCTGGTTCATCAATCAAGCCACGTTTAGGTGTTGCTAAGCCACCCATAAAATATTTCTTTGTATTGTATCTAGGCTCAGGTTGCTTATCAAAATTTTGATTAAACT